GCTCGGAGATGTGTATAAGAGACAGGCACGCAGTTCCGCCAACTGATTTTGGTACCGCGTCCGGGCATTTCCGTCTCTGGCGCTGTCAATTTTATCCTGGAGCCGCTTTGCCTGGGTGTCGTATGCTGCCTTACCTAGCTTCGCTCCATAGGAATTTTGCTTCTTTTGAATGTTCTTCCGGGTCTCGAAGTCCTTTGCAAAGTTTCCGGTAAACACCCCGTTGTTCTTGCTGGAAGATGATTTTGCCGGATTGGAAGAGGGCTTTTTACTGGAACTGGAAGAATTTCCCTTGTTCTTGTTCGCCTGGCCAACGGTGTTTTGGAGCCATTCGTCCGGCGTCATCACGCCAAGTTTCATGTTCAACGGCAAGGGAATCCCTCCTTATGCGGTGGCATATGCGGCGAGGTTCGGGTTCATGGCCGCCCACGCCTTTCTCATCTGTTCCACCTGATCCTGGGAATACCCCAGGGCCAGGTACCCGGAGAAGTTGCCGAAGGCTGCCAGCGTCTCCGCCCGGTCCAGCAGTTCCTGGTAGTTCTGCTGGTCGGCGTTCTGGTTGAAGTCGGCGATATCCTGGTCCAGGTATGCCTGGTTCAGCCAGCGGTCGGTGTCCAGCTGGGCCTGGAGCTGGGCGGTGTCCACCACGCTCTGGGCCTGCTGCCGGTATTCCTCCAGAAGGGCGGCGGCTCTCTCGTACTCGTTGTTGGCGATGGCCTCCGCAATGGAGTTCTGATAGCTCACCTCCAACTGGTTCAGCTGGAGCTGCATGTCCGCAATGGCATCCGCCTCGCCGCGCCGCAGCGACCCAAGGTCGTTTTGCAGCTGGGTGGAAAAGGCCAGGCTGGCCTGCCCATTCACCCCGGAGCCCAGGCCCGTAGCAGCGGCGTACTCATTCCACCGCAGCCTGTCCCGCTCCGACTGGGCGGCCACCGCGTTTCTCTGGTCCTGGTACTGCTGGGGGATCCCAGACATGGCGTGCTCGATCTCCAGCCGGGACTGGTCGTAGGCGTTCTGTAGCCCCGCAATGGCTGCATCCAGCGCAGCGTCGTATACGTCGTTAGTAGGATCAATTTGCGCCTCGTAGCTGGGCAGCGTCACGCTGGGCAGGCCCACGTTGGGCAGGTGCCCCTCCGGCAGTTCAATGGGTAGGTACATGGACCCGTCGCCGCCGCCGGAATAGCCGTACTTCTCCCGGATGGCCTGGGCCGCCGCGTGAAGCTGCTGCTTGAGGGCTTCGTCCCCCCGCATGTTGGCCTGCTCCCACGCCGCCTGGAGGGATTCAATCTTCGCCTTGTCGCCCTCGGAAAGCCCCTGGTCGTTCCAAGTGCCGAGGGGGATGTAGTTCCCGTTGGCATCCACCGTACCGCTGGTGGCCCGGGAGGGGACCTTAATGGACCACAGCCCATTGGTGGGGTTATAGCTTGCCCCCGGGGTGTTTGGGTCCACCACCAGATAATTGCCCCCGGCGGTGATGACGGTGTCGCCGATGTTGGTCCCTGCCGGGGCGTTGCCCCCTTCGGCCACGTTGACATACCGGCCCGTCTCATAGTATCCGCTGGGGGTGTTGTAGGCCCCGTTCCCCGTGGTTCCAGTGCCGGTACTGGGGGTGGTCACACTGCCGTTGCCAGTCTGGGTGGTGCTGGAAACCTGGCTCCCAGACGCAGAGGAAAGGGGAGCAATGCTCCCGTTCGACCCCTGCGTGGCAAGCCCATTGGTGGTTCTGGCCGCAGCCGATGTACCCCCGGCAGTCACTGGGGCATTGGTTACGTTCACCGCATTGGTGTTCTGTTTCGTAGTGGTCGTGGGCATAACGCTCCCCCTTTTCTCATTTAGTTTGTATGGCGAACCCGGTCAATCTTCTCCCGGAGTTCGGTTGCCCAGTCGCCGGACGTGCTCATCAGCGCACCCCAGACGGTCCTCTGTTCCTCGGTCCCGTGGTTGCGGTCCAGGATCTTCTCCCCGCTGCGGCATAGGGTATCGTAGTGCCCCAGCTCTTGCCCGGCCAGGGAAAGGAACATGTCTCTGCCCTCCTGCTCTCCGCACTCTTTGGCGAGGCGGAGGTACTTCTGCGCATCGGTCAATTCCTCCATGCAGAGCTTGTACCGCGCCACCAGAATGTCCATTGTCTCCATGCTCTCACGCCTCCTTGATGTATTGATACAGCTTGTCGAAGTCCGCCTCATTCATCTTGAAGTTGGAGATCTCCACCGGCCACTTCCCGCTGGCCTTCTCCTTGATGGCGGAATACACCTTGTCCACGTCTACCATGTCTCCGTCGAACACCCCCAGCGCCTGGGCGATGGGGTTTTCCGGCAGCTCTTTTGCCTTTTGCTCGATGACCAGGGGTGCCCCTGCAGCGAACAGGATCCCTTTCCACTTCGGCATCACCGGCACAATTTCCCGGTCGATGAAGGCGGCGATCCCCCGCTTCACCTGTTCCATGGATTCCATCCTCGTCCCTCCTTACAGAAAAGAAGGAAGGGGCAGGTTGCCCCGCCCCTCCCTGGTCGCCTCAAGCCGTGGCAGCGCCGCCGGTGGTGGGTGCGGTCCAGCTGTTGTACCGGTCCATGGGTTCAGGACAGACACTGTCCTTGGGAATGACCACCTTGGTCAGGCTCTGCAGGCAGGCAATCTGCTGCTGGAGGCAGCCCACGGTGGAGGTCATGGTGCCGTTGAACACCGCCTGCTGGCAGTTCACGGCGTTCTGCTCGTCCCGGTTGGCCTGGATCTTCTCGTTCACGGCGTTGATCTGGCGGTTCAGGTCCTTGTAAACCTCCACCAGACGCTCGTCGGTGTACCGCTCAGACTTGAGCAGGGCAATCTCCCCGTCCTTGGAGGAAATCGCCTGGGTCAGGGTCATCTCGTAGCGGTTCACCGGCTGGTTCTCAGAGCAGGCGGCGGCAGTGTTGCAACCTGCGTTTGCCATGTGAGCGCCCAGCAGACCAGCGCCGCCGTTCAGGATACCCAGGGTGGTACCCGCAATGCCAAGGCCCAGACCGGCCCCAGCCATTCCTTTGCTTGCATACTCCATAATCCATTCTCCTTTGTAGTAAGATTTTTCCCATAGCTATGCGCACTTACCATTGGTATACATACAGTATATCATATACTGGACGTATATTAAATAGGGGATCAGGCAACAACAGAAAAATAATTGCCGATCAGCTCATGGGGGAGGTACTGAAGGACAATCGTCCCCGTCTCCCCCTCTCTCGTGCAGAGATAGGTTCTGCCGTCCTCGGGGTCTAAGTAGTGCTTCCCGTATTCATATTCCATCCCACGGGAAGCGGGAATGGGGTCCTCTACGGTCCCCGCGTGGCCTACGTCGATCACCGCCCACATGGCCGGGGTCTTGTCCGGCGTCCAGTCCGCCTGTGTGGTGTGCCCCTGAACGCACTTGTACAGCTTCTCCGCAGGCGGATAATACCGCCGGTCATCCTTCTCCACCGCCTCCCCAACCTTCCAGATAGGAAACAGTGAGGGAAATTGCACTGCCTTCTCGTCCGGCTGCGCCTGGGCGTAGTCCTTCAGGGCCGCCCGCAGCTGTCTTGCCAGCGTCAGAATGTCCATTTACATCACTCCTTCATCCAGCCCAAGAAGGGCGTTCAAAACCTCTATGTCGCTGGGGGAATAGGGTTCCGGCTCCCGCTCCGGCTCGTTGGTCAGGGTCAGTAGCGTCCCGGAATAACTCTGTCTGGCGTAGTCCGACACATGATCCTCACTCAGCAGGAATCCGTCGTTCCGGAACATCTTTACGGTGCCGGATACCTCGCCGGGGTCGGGGGTTACGGTGAAAAATTTAACCGAACCAATTGTTGCTATGCGGCGAGAAACAGAAAATCTCTGTTCATTGATTGTCAAATACATCATACGCCTCCTTCACCTATTATCATATTATCGCTTACCTTAATATCTGATGGGAGTGTAAAACAAGGGCGCGAACCGTAAGAATTATAAAGCAGCGCTGACCCAATCCAGTCATTATTTTGCTGAACCCATACATTATATGTATTTTTTGTATACGGAGATCTAGTCCAAAAGGCTGTCGAGGCGCCATTTAGGTAGGTAAGTCTCAAGTCTGTTGAGAAAGAAAAGGAAGAGCCTTCATCATTTATGCCGGACACAGTTCCACTGCTCCAACCGAGTTCAGACAGTGATAATAAAAATACAGACCGAGATAGCGTAGAAACAGAATTGTTGCCGTTGCCAGGAGTATAGTAAAATGTTGTAGTTCCAATTACACCTTTAACATAAGGATCTAAGAGCTCCTTATAAGTCGAATTAAGCCACCCGTCTATTTCACTGGAAGCATATGCGTTCGATCTGCCTGTGATAGCCCAACCACGTTTGTCATAGCAGTCTTTTCTCACAATTAAAGTCCTGTCATTACCGTTCAGAGATGGCTCGTATCCATGTTTCGCTACATAAAATTCGATTAGACTTCCATTTTCCGAAATTTTAACAGTGGATCCTTCCGAAAGATCAGACAACACCATCATAGAGGATACTGGTTTGCCCCTTGACCTAGAAAAAACCAAAACTACACCTCCGGTCCTGCGATAAACTCCCCATTTCCTGCATTATAAGCATATTGTCTGGACACAAGGTCATACAAACATACAGAACCATTCGAGTCTTTAGCTGGAAAATAGTCCCTAACAAGGTTTCCGTTATCGTATATTTTGGCTGTGCCATCTATAACTATTCTTGTGTCGTCGTTAGGCTTAAACCCCGTATCAATCCATTGCGCACCCGAACTTTCGATATACTCAAGAAAATTGATGGTTTCAGTGCCATTTGTCCCTCTACAAACAATAACCATCAACAAACACCAACTTTCACAGGAATATTTTGCGTTGGTTGTTTCACAGAATAAAATGTAAGGCTCCCTTCTCCTTGACTTACATTGCATACAGATGGCCCGGAAAGCCAGGCTTCCAAAACCGCATTGTCAGCGTCAATGTCACTTCCGGTTAAATCCGCATCCACAATAATAACCGGGGTAGAAACGGAAACAGAAGGAACTGAAACCGTTTGCTTAAATCTATTTTCATCTGCAATCCATCCAGAGGTGGTCAGGGTTACCGTAGTGCCCTTGGACTGCAAGTCGCTGCCGTCCAGCGTGAATTTGTTCCCGATCTGGCTGCCCTGAATCCCGCCGGTTGCCTCCAGCTCCAGGGCATTCACCCCGTTGATGGTGGCATCGGCTCCATCTGCACCATCAGCACCAGGAGTGCCGGGAGCCCCATCCTGCCCTGCCGGACCCTGTGCGCCGGGAGCTCCGTCAGCCCCTGCGGGGCCTTGCGGTCCCTGTGGGCCTCGGATGTTTGTTCCGGTGATCGAGGGCATCCCGCTCTTGCTAGGGGTCCAATTCAGGTTCCCAGAACTGTCCACGGCAGGGGAGTAATATCCTCCGTCTGCTCCCGCCGGTCCAGTATCCCCCTTCGGCCCCTGGTCTCCGGCATCTCCCTTGGGACCAGTTTCCCCGGCAGGGCCTTGCTCCCCGGTGTCTCCCTTAGATCCTTTCAGGTTGTGGAAAGCAAAGGAGATGTTCAGTGCCGTGTCTGGTCCGGATGTCTCCACATCAACATAAGGCGTCCCTGTTGCATCATCCGCCGTGGCGGAGACATTGCCAAATCCGGCAGCCGCCCCGGGATCGCCTTTGGGGCCCTGGTCACCGGTGTCTCCTTTCGGCCCCGGATCCCCGGTATCCCCCTTTGGCCCGGGGTCCCCTTGCGGGCCTTCCGGACCCGTGTCGCCGGTGTCGCCTTTGGGCCCTTGCGGGCCGGGGTCTCCCTTTGCGCCTTGCAGCTGCCCCTGGCTCTTCCAGCCCGGGGTGTCTGTGGTGTCCCACATGTAGATGGTGTAGGGGGGCGTAGTACCCACGTTATACATGTCCCCCTGCTGGGGGTTCTGTACTGCCTCCTGCAAGGCGAACAGGGAGGCGTAGGTTCCCTTGATATCCAGCCCGGTTCCCGTATCCCCCTTGGGTCCTTGGGGCCCCATAGGACCCTCCGGGCCGGTGTCGCCTGGGTCACCCTTCGGCCCTTGGGGTCCTTCCGATCCGGTCGGCCCGGTGTCGCCGGGGTCGCCTTTTTCCCCTTTATCCCCTTTAGGGCCCTGGGGACCGGGGTCCCCCTGGTCGCCCTTCGGGCCCTGTGCTCCGGTGTCTCCCTTCTCGCCAGGGGGACCTTGCAGACCTTGAGGCCCAGTGTCTCCAGGGTCGCCCTTAATGCCTTGCGGCCCCTGCGGTCCTGGATCGCCCTGGGGCCCGACAGGACCTTGAGGCCCAGTCTGTCCCTGCACACCCTGGGGGCCAGGGACCTGGCCGAAGGTAAGAAGTACGTTCCCAGTGCTGGTGGTGGATTTCGTCACCGTGGGGGTGGACCCTGCGGGCAGTTCCGTGCTGGCCACCTTCAGGTCCACAATGGCGTCCCGCGCCGCTTCGGCATCTGCTGCCGACTGGGCCGCTGCTTGCGCCTGGAGAGTTGCCTGGGCCACAATGCCGGTGGTGGCGTTCTCTCTTGCCGCCTCCGCTTCCTCTCGTTCTTCCTCGGCGGAGACGCGGGCTTGTTCCGCCTTTACCCGGGCCTGTTCCGCCAGAATGCGGGCATCCTCGTTGTCTGCCCGGGTTTCCTCGGCGGAAACTCTGGTCTCCTCCGCCTCGGCCCGGGCCTCTTCGGCGGACACTCTGGCAGTCTCGGCGGATACTCGGCCTTCCTCTGCCTCCGCCCGGCCCTCCTCTGCCCCTACCCGTTCGGTCTCGGCGGTCACTCTGGCACTTTCCGCTTCCACGCGTTCCGTTTCAGCGGTCTCTCGCTCCTCCTCCTCGGCGACAGTACCGGAAAGTTTTGGGATCAGTTCGTTGTTGATATAGTTCTTGATGATGTTCCCGGCCTCGTCAAACTTGGCCTTCAACTCAGAAGCCGTCAGTCCGCCCACGTCGTTTGGCTCGTCGTCCAGCTTCTGGATCACGTTCAGATCGTCGTCCAACTCCGGAATCACCAGGGAGGACAGAATATTCAGATCTTCATTCAAGGGGTTCAAACTCATGGCGTCGCCCTCCTTATCTGGCGTATCCGGTGTATCGGACACGCATGTCTGCTGCCACAACGGTGGCGGTTGTATTGGTTCCATCAAATCGGAAGATCAACTTATAATAGACGAACTTTTTCGCCTTAATTTTCAGCCGCTCCGCATGAGGTTTTCGGTTGGTGTTGAAGGACCACCGACGGAAGTCGGCCTCGCTAAAACTGAACACGGACGCTGCCGCTACCTTCTTGGCGTGGTCGCTTTTCCGGTCCGTCTGCACCGTAACCTCTACCCGGCTCCGAAGTTCCGGTTTCAGCACAATCCATTGAATGGCAGAATATTTCCGCATGAACTCCCGGTCAAACGGTTCCGCTCCGCTTTCCCAATACCCCGTGATCTCTGCGCCGTTGTCCGTCCGGTTGTTTCGTGATACCAGGTTCAGCCTGCCTAGGCTGTCCCCGGCATAGAGGTCCCCATTCAGGTTCACCATGCACGTTACATCAAAGTCAGTATAGTAATACCATGCGTCTGCGGCATAGTTATATACCAGAGCTTTCTTGTCGTAACAGATGTAGTATTCCTGATGGTCTTTGTCGTCGTAACAGTAGCACCGAGAGAAATCGAAGTTCGCCAGAGTGGCATAGACCCGGTCAGAAATTCGCTTCGCCTGCCGTTCATCAATGCTTAAATTGCTGGAGTAAGATGCGTTGTTCCTCCATTCATATACGTCCTTTCCGCACAGAGTGTAGGGACTGTTCAGCACCAGCCTGGCCTGCCCCATGGCCTCGTTGCCAAGATTCCGGTTGATAGGGGTGCAGTAAAAGGCAGCCGTGGACGTGTCGTCCGGCAGGGCAATGGTGCCGTATTGAATTGAATACGCCTCGTCCTCTTTGAAGGCGATCAGGCGGGAGTAATGACGGACAAGGCCGGTGACCGGGGTATTTTCAGATCCTACGGAAATGACATTCAGTTCAGAAAAATACCCCGGCTGGGGAACGCCGTTTTCATCGAAACCGGAATAGTAAATTTTGTTTGTTCCGTTCCCGTAAAGAAAAATTCTGGCGTCTGTCTGTCCATTGTACATTTCTACGAAACGCATCCCATAGAAAATTCCCTTCCCGGGTTCAAACGGCCACACGGTATATCCTTTGGATGGATAAGAAACCTCTATGGTATTTTCTCCTGCATTTGGGACACTCTTAAACGAAACACCAAAATATCCCGTGCTGCTCCCGCCTACCACGTCGTAATCTGTTTTAGGAATAATTTGTCCCGTAACCAAATCCTTAACAACAGTTTGAGAAGCAGCCGCAGAATCCATATTAGGTAATCCGAACATCCCACCCTCCCCATCCGGCGAAAGCCACGCCCGAATATATGGAGTGAAAACGTTAGGCTGCTGCAGTGTTACTCCGCCTCCTGCTCCAGGCAATGTAGCTACTGGCGGAACTGACACAATCGCAAGAGGCCAATACATATCAATGGTGGATATACTTTTCCCAATCCCGTCCCACTGATAGAGATCTGCTCCAGTAAGAATATATAGCTTCTCGGACATTCCGAAGAAAGAAATACGTTCCTTCCCGTACTCCTGGGAAACTGATACTGTACCAAGAGATTCAAATACAAAGCCTCTGTTCTCGTCCCAAATCAGAGTGATTCGATCAAAGGCCGCTCCCACAACCATCTTGACGCCGTTGACATGCCCGGACCACAGCGCCGTCACATCGCTTTTGGCCGTACCAGCAGGGAGCGCCGTCACGTTTCGCATATACCACCGATACTTGGTCACACCGTTTTCTGTAACCTGGTTGCACTTGTCCAGTTGGTAGACGTTCCCGTCGCTTCCTTCCCAGAAATAGCCTTTGTAAGGATCCCAGTTGGAATACTGCACGGAAGCGGAAGTCCCGGACAGTTCAATCTCCACGCCATTGATCCCGGCGGTGGGGTACATGGTCAAGATGCTGGATACATTGTTGTCCTCTCGAACAACGGAAGATGTCTCCCCGATCTCCAAGGCGTATTCATCCAATAGGCTCCCCACAGCATACAGCCCAGGCCGCTTCTGCAACGAATGGTCCCGGGTAATCTTAAAATTCCGCATGACGGACGCCTCGCCCAGCTTCAGCTTCGTGTCGCCGTCAGGACTTTCATTCAGCCCCAGAAACTCCTGGATACGGAATACCTTCTCGTCGGAGGAATCTACGATCTGCGCCATGGGAAATCACCACCTGGAAAATTCGTTGTGCTCGAAGCCCACGCCGTATACGTCGGTAATGGCCTCGCCGTCCTGGGGGAACCCCTTGGACAGGTTGTTTCTCAGTTCCTCATACCGCTGCTGGAAAAAGGAAGCGGCAGAAGGGTTTTCATCCAGCAGAAGCTGGGCCGCCAGTCCGTATGGAAGAACAGTCTGGCATATATAATCATCTAAGTCGATGGGGGTTTCAAAATCAGAAATCACCGCCACAATGGGGCGCTCACCCGGCGTCTCCACCTCGTAGGTGTCGCTGTAGGGATACAGTTCACCCCGCAGCGCGTTCAGGATCAGCAGCGTCCGCACCTTGTATTCTCTGGTGTCGGCAGTGTCCGTCTCCCCGGAGTTCTCATTGACCTCGTCGATCAGGCCCATGGTAATGTCAAACACGCGCTGGGCGGTGGTGCTAGGTGCGGGCATAGTCGGTTCCCTCCTTTATGGAAACGGGGCGGGAGGTGGTCCCTCCCACCCCGTTATGGGTGTCGGTCAGCCTGCGCTGACAGTCTCGGCAACGCCGGAGTTGAGCTTTCCGGTGGTCACTGCATAGGCCTTCACGGTAACACCAGCAGCGGCAGTAGGCTTGCTGGAACTGGAGTAGGTTTCCGCAGTGTCCGAATTCTTGGGGTTGGTCCCGTCCAGGGTGTAATAAATGTTGGTCGCACCGCTGGAAGTCAGGGTGACCTGGCCGCCGGAGGCGATCTCAATGGTGGGCGTGGCCGTCACACTGGCGGTGGCCCCGTACACATACAGGCCGTTGATCTTCTGGCCCAGCACAAAGCTGTCGTGGATGTACCGGCCCTCGCCGATGTCGGCGTCGAAACCCAGGGGATGGGTCTGCACCCGCAGCACCTTCCGCTTCATGGGATCCACCGTAGAGCCCTTGTACTTGATGAGGAAGGAAACGCCGGCAGGCAGCAGATCGTCAGGCACCGCCACAATGGGGGAGCCGTTGATCACGCCAATCTGACCGTTCAGGATGGCCCCGGTGGTGTACTTCTCGTTGTTCTGGAGGTTGGTGGCCAGCTTGGTCTGGATGGCCAGGGTCTCGGAGATGAAGGTCACCCGGGCCTTGCCCTTGGGCACCCGCTTGTTGCTCATGGCCGCGTGGCCGGTAAGCAGGGCCTCAATCACCGTGTCCTTGGTCAGGGCAGCCCCGGCAGTGACAATGCCAGCGCCGTTGGACCAGGTAGAAAAGCGGTATCTGTCCACTTCGGGAACCACCTGCTCGTCCCACACCTGCTTCAAAACGGCGTTGCAGTGTTTGATGTTGAACTGCTCACCGGCGTTCCCCGCGTCGATGGCGAAGGTATAGGCCTTGTCCTTGGTCATCACCAGGGTCTGCACGGTGTCACCCAGTTCGTTGATGGTGCCGAACCGGCTGGCGGAGGCGTTCCGGTTGTAGTCGGTGATAGGCACCTGGTCAATGGTCCAGATCTTGATGGCGTTCACGCCCTCAAAGGAATAGCTTTTGCCTGCATAGGCATCGGTAAGAGAGGACTGCTTAAAGCGCTCGTCCAGTTTCTTCTCATATTTGGTGGCAAGATTGATGGTAGCCATATTCTCTTCTCCTTCCTGCCCCCAAATTCATGGTAGGGGGCAATCAGGTCCCGTCGTACCAGGCGCGGTCAAACTCGTCCATTTCACTGGCTCTTCCCGCGCTTCTCTGGCTTCCTGCGGACCGTCGTTTGTTCTCGCTGTTCTTCTTCGCTGTCTCCAGCTGGCTCTCCAGCTTAGAGACTTTCTCCCTGAGTTCCCGGTTCTCGAATCGGGCATAGGCGTTCACCAGGTCCTCGCCGTCCTTGAAGGCGTCCCAAACGTCCTTGGGGATGTCGTTGGGCTTCACCTTCGGATAGGTTCGAGCAAACCGCAGAAATTGCTCCTGCCGTTTCGCTTCCTCCTGGCTTTTTTCCTGGGCTGCTTTCTGCTGCTGGTCCTTCTGGGCCTCGAAGGCCTTTCTCTCTCGGTCCAGCTTGATTCTCTGGAGGGCAACGTCCTTGTTCAGGTGCTCCTTCTTGGCCAGCACCTCGGCCCGTGCCCCGTCGATCAGGTCCTCAACGGAGATTCCCTGGGGCGCGGCGAGTTCCTTGAGGAAGGTCTCCATAGCGGTGAGGCGTTCCACCTCTTTCCGCGCCGCGTCCCGGTCCTCCCGGATCCGCTGATAGTCCAGGCCCATCTGGGCGTAGGCGTTCAGCTGCTCCGGGGTTACCCGCACCGTCTGGCCCAGGTGTTTCAACTCGATCAGTTCCGGCTGGTCTGCCTCTTCCGATCTGTCAGTCTGCTCCTGCGCTTCGGTTGTGGGCTCGTTGGCCGCTTCGGTCTCTGCTTCCCCTTCCTGCTGGTCTGCTTCCGGTTCCGCAGTGTCATTCTGTGTCTCGCCTCCCTGACTTTCCTCATTGTCTCCGTCTAGGACCTCCAGGTCCGAAAAGTCAATGTCGGACCAATCGTCCGGGTCGTGGGCGGGCGCTTCGGTCACGCTTTCGGTGCTTTCAGGGATGGTGTTCACAGTCTGTTCGTCCATGTGTCGTTCCTCCTTTTGGGCATGGGTGGCCCAAATCTGTGTTTGGTTCCCGCTGGTTTGCGGTCAGTTGGTGGTGTGCTTCACCCGGTCCTCCACTTCCGCCCGCTTGGCATTGTTGAACCGGTCCAGGGTTCCCACCAGGTAACCGGTAATCCGCCGGATCCTCTGGAAGGGCATCTTTTCAAAAACGGGGGTGATCCCGTATTCGTCGGGATTGCCGGTGCGGCGGATGGAGATTTCCACCACGCGCCGCCCTTCCTCTTGCTCCATCATGGCAATGGCCGCTTGCACAATCTCCTCGGGGATGTTGTCCGGGTTGTGGATGGTCACGTCCATCACAGCAGCCCCTTCCGGTCCAGAACAGCCGCGAACTCGTCCCGTTTCAGGGGGCGTTCCGGGCTGGTCCCGTCCATGACGCCGGTCTCCTGGGCCTTCTTCCAGGCCCCCTCTTTCTGGGACCACTCCGGCTCCGGCAGGGTCACTATGTGCTGGATGGCCTTCTGGTAAATCTGATAGGCCTGCTCGTCGGTCATTTCCTGGAGCAGCTTATTGATGTCCATGTCCTCGTCCTCTCCTTTCAGTCGCGCATTGACAAGTTTTGCGATCTCGCCATATTTCCCAAACAGATAGTTTCCCGGGCAGCTCTTGCCCTTGTCTGTGGTGTATCGGTGGGGGACCATGTTGCACACGGCCCAGTCGCCGGTAAACGCGGGGCAATACTGTTTGCCCTCCTTCCAGATGAGTTCCCGGATGCCGTTGCGCTGGCAGATGTCCACGCACAGGTTAATCAGGCTCTCAAAGGCTGCGTCGGTGCATTCATAAGGCTCCTGATAACTCTGGATGCTGGAGACCTCAATGGTTACCACCTCATGGTCCACCTTGTGGGAGCAGCACCAGGCCCGATTTTCCTCCAGAACGTACTGGCCAATTCGCCCATCTGGGCCAATGCCGTAATGGCTGGATGCCTCGGAGGTCTGGAATACCTGACCACAGCCCTCCACACTGCCAGGGCCAGCCATCGTATGGATGGAGATGCCCTTGATTTTCCCCTGTCTGGGCTTCGTACAGTGAGGGGACAATTTCGTGTATACAACGAGTTTGCTGTTACTCACCGGTGCTCACCTCCTGCTTGACTTCGGGGAGCCCCGCAACGGAGGTCAGCAGAGACAGCACCCCAGCCAGCACAGCGGCAGACACCGCCATGACCCAGTTAACGTCAGACAACACAGCGGCTGCGCCGATGGTGGCGACAGCGGTTTGAGCCATAGTCTTGATGGCCCGCACCCCGGCAGCCTTCCACCAGAGTTTCCATTTCTCGCTCATCGGTCCTCTCTCCTTTCCTCCAGCACCGTAATGCGGTGCTCGTGATCGTCCACCTTTTCGTAAATGTCTTCGTGTACGTCCTTAAACTCCTTGAGTTGGTCCTTGTATCGGTCCTTGAATTCCTCCAATCCCTGGGTGAAATTCGCCATCTGCACCGTCAGCTTCGTGATGGTGGAATTCAGCTTCACCATTGGACCGGCAACGGAAATCACGAGGCCAACGAGGACCACAATGACTCCAACCACTTCCCATTCCGTCATGTGGCACCTCCCATTCGGTCAAACCATCCCTGCGGTGGTCCCGGTCTCGTTGACCTTTCGCTGCAAAGCGGAATATCCGCCTCCCGTCGGGATCTCGTCCTTTGTGGTGTCTCCCGCCACCGGGGCCCCGCCGGGGTTCTGGGGGGCGCCCTGCTGCATCTGCGCCTGCATAGCCATGGCGTTTCTCTGCTGCTCTTTCAGTTCGTTGATGAGCTCTCTCCGTCCTGGGATGTAGCCGTCGGGAATGCGCTCCAGGTACTGAATGGTGTCGATCTTCCCCATCTTCAACAGGTTGTCCAGCGTCTGGATGGAGGCGATTTCCGAGTAGTAGGAACTGGCCCCGATGTCCAGTTTGATGTGCATGGGCATGTCTTTCAGCTGGGAAAAGTCAAACTGCATCGGAATCTCTGCCGGGGTCTCCTGTCCAATGAAGTCATAGACCTGCCGGACTTCTTCCGGCGTGGTCATGTCCACATACCGTTTGCCGTAATACTCGCCCATAAACTCGATGTAGATCCTGTATAGGTCCTCAATGGACTTATACAGGTTTTGTTTTGTAATCTCCGACGGGGTGGAGGCAGCCCGCTGCAAGGCAATGATGGCCGATGTGTTGTCAGGCCGCGTGTCGCCCAGGGCAACGGATGTTGCGCCCAAACTCTGCTCCGTCTCCTCCACCGCCAACTGAATGAACTGGGAGATTTGCGGAGAGATGCTGGCCGGGTCAATGATCTTGGCCACGTTGTTCACGTCGCCGCCCTGGATCCCGATGGCAGCGCCAATCCGGTTGTCCCATTTTCCGACCCTGGTCGCGTCGTACACGACCTTGGGAAATGCCGTGGTCATCAGGGACAGCTGCGACATGGCCCAGAGCTTATTCACGAAAATCTGATTGGGAATCAGGCCGGTAATCATGGCCTGCCCGTGGAAACAGTCCTGGATGTAGTCCCAGTTCAGCCAGGAAATGGGATACAGCTTGATTCCCAAATCCCACGGCTCCCGGATGGAGGACCCCCGGGCGCACTTGTACGCCCAGATGTGGCGGGTCTTGGTGTCCCGCCAGAAGAGCAGGATGGTGGTCACCTTGTCCGTGGTCTCTTTCGCCGCGTCCGGGTTGGTGTTGTCGCCGTCCCCGCCGATGTTCCGCCAAGTCTCGAAGCCGTTCTCCTTGGCCTCTGCCTGGGCTGCGGAGATGATCTCCCGCCGCTCCAGAATGATCCACGGTTGGCTCTGCACATCTCGGTCGTTTGGGTTGCCGAAATGGACCCGGAGATTCTCTACAATCTCGGTTCGGATACACCCTTTGGCGTCCTGCCCGGTCTCTGCGTCCGGGTCCCACCAGGTGTAAAGGCACCCGTCCCCATCCACAGCGGCATTTCTGGCAAACTCACGCATCAGCGACGGGATGTTGTTCAGTTCCGTCAGCGCGTCCAGTTCCTCGTTGATGATCCGAACCGGCTCCACAAGCGACGTGGTGTTCGGCGTCGCAGACAGTGGGGAAGCGTTGACCTTGATGTTGTCGCTGGTGATAGTCGCCACCGTGAAGCAGCACACCCGCTTGAGGAAGTTGAACACGGGAGTGGGCAGCCCGTTGGAAATCACGCCCTCCCACTGTTTCCCGATGAAGAAGTTCTCGTTGACGCGGACAGTGTCCTCCAGATTGATGCTGGAGTTGAAGTCCAGTCCTCGCTCGTACAACTTCCACGCCGTCCCGCAGTCCGGCAGCTTGCTCTCCTTCCCCAGGGAGTAGGTATTCAGGCCGGAAGTGTCCGGCTTTTTCTCTCTCTTAGACATCGTCACCGCCTGCCTTTCTGGCTGCGTTCATGTCGTAATTGAGGATGTTGTTGATCCCGGTAAACAGCAGTTCCTCCTGTCTCTTCCGGGTCTCTCGGTCACCCTCTTCCGCTTTCCAAACCTGTTCCAAGTGTTCTACCTTCTTCTCAAGGCTTCGCACTTTAAGGGAGATGCTGGCCAGGCGCGTGCTCAACTCATCCAGGTGCTTTTCGTTCTTGTGCTCCAGCACCAGCAGAACGACAAAACACACAAGGGCAAGCGCAGTTCCGATGCCAAACAGAATGGTTTCCATAGTGTCCTCCTCACAACGCAAGATAGCTGGGGCTTGGGGCCCCGCTTCCTACCATGAACTCCTCGTAGCTCTCCATGCTGTCCTCGTCATCGTCATACAGGACAACCTTCTTCTCGTCCTTTTCCGGCTGGGCAGGCAGCACACGGGAAATGCAGTAATACCGCACCCCGTCCACCGTGTGGGTCACCTCGTGGGGGTCCTTGGCACAGTCGTTGGGGTTCTTCTCGTCCGCCTGGATATCCTGGATATCCCCGATAACCTCTTTGCAGGCATCGAAGAACATAAGCCCCGGCAACTTGTCCGGCACCGTCCCGTCTTCCCGGCGGAACATAGCCTGCACATAGGGGTCGCGCAGCGGCCTTGGGGCCAACGCTTCCTTTATCATCAGGTGTCCCTGCACCCGGTTGTTGTCCGCCCGGATCAGGCCAACCTGGTTCAGCATGAACACCTCCGCCATGGTCTTGCCGGTGTCTTTCTGTCGGCTCCACATATCCGGCGGGGCATAGGTGGCGGAGACATGCTCTCCCGGCAGCGTCAACTCGTGGATCTTCTCTGCCGCCTCTTTGACAATGAGGCCCTTGTGGGTGAATTCCCGGTAGCACCAAGACCTTCCGTCTTCGTCTACCGCCCACCAGAAGCAGGCGAACATGTCCAGGCCGTAGTCGAAGCTGCGGTACCGCTGCCAATGCTCCGGGATGCGAAACGGCTGTACAACGTGGGTCGCGGTAGAGAATTCCGGGAAAAAGTTCCCGCCGATGGCGTTCCAATCGCCGTACCGGTAGGCCCGCCGCTTATCCTCCGGCATGTTCGCCAGCATCCGCACATACCCCGGGGAAGAGGCCATCAGGTGATAGTTGTCCTCCACCGTCGCCGGGATGAAGGTGTAATCCTCCGGATTCTCGTTCTCCTCCGGGTTGTCGCAGTTCTGCTTGAACTGCCGGTCAATGAACAGCCGCTTCACCCACCGGTGGCCAACGCCGCCAGGGTTGCAGGTAAGATACATCCGCTTTGGAAACTGGTTCACGCCGCGCAAGCAGCCGCCCAGGAAGTTGAAACTCCGCTCGGAAAACTGCGTGGCCTCGTCGATGAAAATCCAGTCATATTCCAGGCCGTTGTACTCATCCTCCGAGGCGTCACCGCTCCAGTGTCCGAACTTGATGGTGCTCCCGTTGTGAAAGGTCATCAGGTGGGTGGTGGCGTTGTAGGAGGCCAGCGCAGGCGGCACCATCTTCACAATGGGCCGGATGTGGTTCTCTTCCAATTCCGGGTAGGTCCGACGCATGATGAGGATCTTGATGCCCGGGTTGGCAATGGCCCCACCCACAGCCTTGATGCGAACGGCATGGGTCTTGCCGCCGCCCTTGGCCCCGCCATAAGCGGTATAGGTTGTTCGGGAGAGATAGAACAGCTTCTGCTTCTGGTTTGCCTCTCCGGGGTCCCATACCACGTCCTTCTTCTGGACCTTGCTCATCCTTCGCCGTGCCGTCTCTCCTCACCTCCAAACGCAAAAACGGGGCCAACCTGTCGGAAATTCCAACAAGTTGACCCCGTTCGGTCCTTCTCCCCAGCCATTCCCAGGGAGGTCTCTATTCGTCTGTAAGTTTACCCTCCAGAACGACCTTGCGCTTGATCTGCACAACCTTCACCGTCCCGTTGGGCCCGGAAATAAGCTCCACGCGCCCATCCCGTTTCAGAAGGGCCTGGATCCTCTGTATCGTGTCTCTGTCCATGCTCCCTCCCGTTCCGTATTCTGTATTCTGGTGGTTCCCCCTGGCCTCGAACCAGGATTATGCCCAGGTATAAGTTGGGTTTCTCTGCCTCTTGAGATAGGGAGCCGTATATGGCCCTAAATCCTCGGGCCATGTCGCGGGTTTGTAACCGGCTTTTCCCGCGCGCCGGGTAGCTCGAAAGAGCATACAAGACAATGTGTTACCAAACCATGTGAAAGGAAGCAGCGAAGGAGAGAATTCACTTCCTTTCTGTTTGATATTCCCCTTTCGGGGTTGGCCGCCCGGCCTGGAATCGAACCAGGCTTTGCACCTGCCGGACGATTTGAGGGAGGCGAAGGCTGTCTTCCCTCGCCTCCACTCGAAAGGAGGTAGAACACCCAAGAACTGCTTCGGGCCTCCGGGGATTGAACCCGCCTTGTGTGCCTTCCACACGGCCCGATTATTATTTCACCCTGGGGACCCGTTCCTTCTAGGTACCCCCTGATTTTCCGGGTACCCCCTTGTATAGTTATCATAGATAGCTATGTTGGAGAGGGAAGTCTGGAGGATGGGGGTTATCTTATACACCCCCTGCTGGAAACCAGCCCCCACTTTTTCCGCCACACCCCCGTGGTAGGTAGGGTAGGGGGTAGGGGGGTATACCTCGAAACCGGCCAGCGCCGCAGCACCCCCACCCCCGGGGCGGGCGTGTCTTATTGCACCCAGCCACCCCAGCAGGCCGGTCTGCCTGATTGCTCCAGCCCGCCGCATACTGTAATATCTCTGTAGTAGTGCCGCAACCCGTTGAGCCGCAAGGGATTGCACTTGCTTATATAGCAAGCAGTCTGTAATTGACCTGCTATTTGAAAGCATCGACCCCGCCGACCCCCTCGATCTTGAGGGTCACGGTTGCGCCCTGGTCTACCTGCTGCGTAGACTCCACATAGCCGCCGTTGAATGGCTGCTTTAACTGGAAGATCGCTGCTGCTGCTTTCTTCGAATCGCCCTCTAACATAGTTAATAGTCTATGTTCTCTGTACTGTCTGAGGTTTTTGAATGGGATTTCGTAGCCTCTATAATTCCCATCCCCCGCCTCATACCTACTCAGCGTCGCCGCACTCACCGACAGGAATTTACAGAGGTTATAGTTGGAAGGGATTTCACCGTTTTCCTCGCAGTATTTAATGAAATCATCTATATATTTCATCAGCTTTTCAGCGGATTCTACCTTTCTTGTCTGTGCCATTTGGTTTACCTCCCTTCCAGAAATCTAGCAAATCTAGACTTTTCCCAATCTAAGGGTACGAATCAATTATACATTCCAGGGCTTCCGAAAAGGGGGCTTTTCGGAATTTATTTTAAAAAATTTTCCTCAATCTTTTTTCGACATGTGTCTAATAACTTAGATGGAAAAGAGGCCTAGAAAGGGGAATTTGCTGCCCCTCTCCAGGCCTCTTGTCCTGCTCTCTGCGGGGCGTTATGCCTGCCCCTTGTCCTCTCCCTGCTCTTGTGCTTCCTGCTGTCCTGGCGCAGGGAAATGCCCTGCCTTGACCTGCTCTATAAGATCTTCGGCAGCAGCCCGAAAAACTGCGTTGGGCGTTGTTCCCACCAACTTGCAGGCTGCCCTGAAGCTGGCCGCCGTCTCGTTCCTCATTTTGCAGGTTAGGACACTCATATTCTCTTTGTCCCACCTGTTGTTAGACGCTCTCTTGGCCTTCGTTACCATCTGGATCACCTCCACTATTTGCTCTATTATATTGTATCATCACTCTGCACGGTATTACAGTGTACAACATGCACAAAATACACGGTAATACATTGTTCAATTCGTCGCTTGACTTGCACGGTATTACCGTGCTATCATAAAGCCAAGCTAAACGACAGCCAACCACGACAGGCCAGCAGGCCGGAAGGGAGAACATTATGAAGTACATGACCAAGAAGGCAGCCCGCGAAGAAATCGAGAGAAGTAAAGACTGGACGAACTACTTCTGCGGAGAGATAAAGGCAGCGGACATGAAGGACATGCTCCGGTACCGAATGAGGTTCGGCGAAGCGGAAACCAACGTCATCCTGGCGGCCCTGGTCCTGGCGGGAGCGAAGTTTGAAATCTGAGCCGAAACGCCCTCCAGGGCGTCCGCTGAGGGCTGGCCTCCCGGCGCTGATGAGGCAGGCCACTGAACGAAAGGAGAACACCATGAAATACTTCGAGAATATCAATACCCTGGACGAGCTCAAGAAAGCATACCGCCGCCTGGCCATGCAGTACCACCCAGACTGTGGCGGCAGCACCGAGGCAATGCAGGAGATCAACAACGAGCACGACGCCCTCTTTGAAATCCTCAAGCGCCAGCACAACGCCCAGGCCCAGGCCGACGCCACCGGCAAGACGAAGGCCACCACCGAGACCGCAGAAGAGTTCCGGCAGATCCTGGATATCCTGCTCCGCCTGGACGGCCTGGAGATCGAGCTATGCGGGTCCTGGCTCTGGATCGGTGGCAACACCAAAGCCAACAAGGACAAGCTCAAGGCAGCCGGTTGTCGCTGGTCCAAGAGCAAGGGCAAATGGTACTGGCACCACGCCGAGGCCGGTTCCCGCTGGTATCGTGGCAAGTCCTCCATGGCGGAGATCCGCACCAAGTACGGAAGCCAGTCTTTCCGGAGCCGTGGCACCCAGGACATCGAAACCGCTACAGCGTAAGGAGGCGGCAGGACATGTGCTGACGATGGCAGGGCAGAAAGGAAAAGAATTGGAACTGGCTGCACAACATTAAAGAGCAGGGCTATTCCCTAAAGGAGAAAGAGCAATGAAAACATTGATTTCAATCCTACTCACCGCCGCCCTTGCCTTTGCAGGCGGTCACGCCGCTACAATCTCCACGATGGAGATCGAAACAGACGGGGACTGTGACAGCGCGTTTGTAACTACCCTGGGCCGTGAGTATTTTATGGGGGCCAACGGTTACGAGGTAGAATGACATTGACCGAATCAGAAAAGCCGCTCCGGAATGTGCTCCGGGGCGGCTCCTTTGCATCTCATTTTTTGACAGGATCTTGACAGGACGGAAAAGGTTTTGACATGCTATTTTATGCTGTTTTGTGCAGAGAATCAAGGTGCGAGGAGCAATGAAACAGAACAAAGAAAACCCCGGAACCCATTGATTCCCAAGGGCTCCGAGGTTTATCTGCTGCTCTGCATCACAAGGGCACAGGATTTTTCGCGCTTTCTTCCAAAGAATATAAAATCCCTTACGCCCCAACGTCTCCGCCGACTTTGACAGAATTTTGACCCAAAAACGCATTCAGCTTCTCCGCCGTCTTCTCTCTCCGGCTCTGCCGGATGTGGGTATAGACGTCCCTCGTCACCTGAATGGAACTGTGTCCCATCAGTTCTTTGGTATCCATCTCGTCAATGTTGGCGTCGTATAGCATAGTAGCAAATGCGTGACGGAGCTGGTGCGCGGTGATATCTGGCCGCCACTTCCGCCGCGTTTTCTTCTTTTGGGTTTTGGGGTCTACCTCCACGGTCACCAACTCATGGGCCAGCCCCGCAGCCTTGCACCATTCCAACCAATTTCTTTCTGTCTGGCTCTTTAACCAAGGCGCGTTACCGCCAAATAGGTACCCACTTCCTCCATCAGGAAGAACCTTTTCCAGCGCGTCCAGAAGAACCACGTCACGCCGTCCCGCCTTGCTCTTCGGTAGCTTAATCATAGGCTTTCCGCCCACAAAGCAAACGGATTTTGTCACATGGATCACCTTTTTCTTCCGGTCGATGTCCTCCCAGCGAAGTGCCAATAGCTCCCCGCGCCGCAGACCGGTATAGAGCAGCATATAGGCAAATAAGCCATTCTCTTTCTCCAGACCTTGCTTGACCTTTTCCTGCTGTTCTTCTGTAGGGGCACTCCGTTCTCCATCACTCAACCCGGCAGGCAGCTTTACTGGCCCACAGGGATTGCTTTTCGCCCATCCCCGAACAATGGAGAAATTCCAGATCATCCGGAACATGTCCAGGTACACCTGCACACCACGGCGGCTATACCCTTGTCCCGCTATGTGATTGATGTAGGCGTCAATTTCATCCGGCCCAATGTCCTGGATCTTCCGCCCTGCAAAGTGTTCCTTTGCCCGGCGCAGCGGTGCCCGATACATGACGGAGGTGTTGTACTCCACCTGTTCCGTGTGTTCCCGGTCCCAGTCATCCGCGCAGGCCGCAAACGTCCGACCGCCCACCTGGTCCTTTTGCCAGGCCGCCATCTTCTGTTTCACCTCTTTCTGCGTCTTCCCGTAGAAATACTTTGGCTTCTTCATTCCCGGCAGGGTAATCTGCTCCTGCCACCGTCCGTCTTTCCGTTTTATCATTGCATTTTCCTCCTACTATATGATATAGTAGGGGTGCAGTAGGCCTTCGACAAACTTACTGTACCCCTTTTCCCGTCCCCAGGTGTTGGCGCACCAGGGGGCGGGGATTTTTTTATTGTCTAATAAGTCCGGCAAAAATAAATGCAGCGAGGCACCACCCCAGAGAATACTTTACGATCGTAAAGATCAACGCCTTTCCCTCCCGCTCCTTTATTCCGTCCCACGACATAGAAACGATAAGGGTAATGGAAAACCAGATCAAAAAAGCTGCACCGAGGAAATTCTCAAGAAACATTACCACTGTCGTGTCTTCTCTAATATGATAAGCTGCATATCCCATGCCAGCGGCGAGAGACGCCGGAACAATAGCGTAAATCGCCGCGTCCCTCCCTGCGTCCCTTTTCTCTTTGTACTGTCTCAATGATACTTCCTCCCCCTCACACCAACGAAAACTCCGCCCGCACAACCAGGCCAAGGATCTTCACCTGGGTCTTTGTAATGTCGAACACAAATGGCTTGTGTTCCGGGTTGGTACTTTGCGGCATCAGCGTCACAATGTTTCCCTCCTGGGAAAACCGTTTCAGCGTGGCGTCCTGTCCGTCGATCAGGCAAACCGCAATCTGTCCCTCTTCCACCACATCCTGGCGGCGCACAATGACGGTGTACCCATCCCGGATCCCGGCGGCATCCATGCTGTCTCCATGGACTCGCAGGCCGAAATATTCATGTCCGCCGTTCAGGTCTGTGTAGGTGTATCCCTCTATGTTCTCTTCGGCATAGATAGGAGCCCCGGCAGCAATTCTACCAAGAAGGGGAATCCTTTTTAATTGCAATACCCCCTCTGGGACCTTCTGTTCTCTTTTCGATTCAATTAAATCGGATTTTTCTACACCGAAATATTGTGCAAGCATTTCAATCTTATCCATTCTTGGGATGTTGATCCCCTTGCACCAAGTGGAAACGGAGGACGTAGACACCCCGCAAATCTTTGCGATGTCCTTTTGCGCCAGACCGCGGTCTCGCATCATGTCACGCAAATTTTTTGCGAAAATCCTTCTGATCTCATCTTCCGGCATTGGTCTCACCTCCTTTTCTCCGATTATACATTAAAACCGGACAGAGTGCAATATAAATTTTCAAAAAATCCAGTTTAACTATTGACAATCCAGTTAAACTGGACTACAATGGGACCATAAAAAGGAGGTGACGAAAATGCAGATCTCTTTGAAGGCCGCCCGAGTAAATGCTGAGCTCACGCAAGCCCAAGTCGCCAAGTCCATCGGGATCAGCGAATCTACCCTAATCAAATGGGAGAACCGGCGAACCTTCCCAAAGTCATACCAGCTTGAGGCTCTTTGCAATCTTTACCGCGTCCCCGTAGACTGTATTTCTTTAACTAAAAAATCCAGTTAAACTTGAATTCTTGCGCAAGAAAAACGTTCGCGAAGCTACCACGAACGAATTTCCCCCAACTTTCGCCTGGTGCAGATGCAGCTACAAAATAAGCGGTCCCTGCTCAACCGAACAGCAACCCAAACACATAAGAAAGGAGGCCGGTCAGTTGTTCCACGACGAAAGCGGTTACCGCCGTCCCAACGACGCCCGCCACGGCTTGGAAAAGTTTGTTTCTTTTCTGTTTTACGGAATGGCTTGCTACCTCGGAGCCGTTACGGGAACCTTCCTTGCCGCCTGTCTCTTTTTGGCAGTCAGGTCCGCTCTGGGAGCGTAAGGATTCCAGCGCTATTTTACCTCTCTGGCTCAAAGTAAGAAGGTGTCTCTCCGCATCTTCTCTCGGTTTCAACAACCCCTCTTCGTCCAGGAAGTGAAGAATATCGTCTGTTTCCAAGTCCTTGCCCCACTCCCACACAAGCCCGTGCTCCAGCCGTTCCAGCATGGAGACTTGTTCTTCGGTGTACCTCATGCCGGAGGCCCGCACCGGCTGCACGCCGTATACCCGGCCTGCTTAGCCTGGTACAGCGTCATCCCATGGCAGCTCTCTCTCAGATACTGGCAGCCATAGGAATGGTACTTGCTCCCCGTGTCTGTGACATACACCGTCACGGCAGACTGGGACGCATAGCCGGACCCCTCGGAACTGGAAGACGTTGTCCCTCCCGACTGCGTCGCCGCAGAACTAGAGAAACCCTCGGAAGCCTTGCCCGCTTCCGCAGATCCATCCTTCTTCCCATTCTCATATCCGGCCTTGTACCCCCGGTCGAACCCCTCTGCGTATCCTTCGGTTCGCTTCGCTTCCAGTTGGCGCTCTAGGTCCTCCGACTTTTCCGCGTCTTCCAGAAGTGAGGTCACATCGACAGAGGCAGCCCCGGCAGCGAAAGCCTCATCATAAGCTGCCTGGATTTCCTCTTCCGTCATCACTTGGCAGGCCCCGAGCCCCAAGCAAAGAACGATGGTGGCAACCAAAAGCAATACCCTTCGCATCGTATTCACCCCCTGTTCCATCCTTTTATACCACTTATACCACAGATTCACCCAGGATGGAATAGGAAACAACAAATAGGCTGGTGCAATAGGCCTATCTGGGCAAAGAAAATGCCCGGTGTGACTCCCGGACATCTTCTTCCGTTCTTGAACCCGATGTAGGGTGCAGACTACGGTTTGGTTTGAACCATAGACGCATGAGTCACCATGCTTCTATCCCCCTTGCATCCTTACTCACAGCAACGGCCTGTGTTTCAACGCATCGGAAAGCCGGGTGTGGTTTACCGGCCTCGGGTACGGGGAAGCGAAATAGGCCACTGAGGATACCCTCTATGGCAATCACCTCCCATTTTGTGATCACCTGTTCGCTGCGTCCAGGTAGGTCTATTGTACCAGCCTATTGAAATGTTGTCCATCAGATCAGAAAAACGAAAAAAGGAGGTATCACCATGTCTCGAGAACACCCAGCCTACCGCGACAACCTAGAGGACCTGCTGACCTTCTTCGACGGCAAGCGCGTCCTCTCCATCAAAGAAGTGGCCCGGTACACCGGCAAGGACTGCCGGTGGGTCAAGGCCCACTTAGGGTTCCAGGATCAAAACTGCATCTCAGTTCCCACCCTGGCCCGGCGTCTCTGCGAGGGGGTGTAACATGCCCACCTTCTACGGCTTGACCGTTTCCGTTGTCCGGAACGGCAACAAGCGGCGCTATCCCAAATGTGCCGGCTGCCGGTACCTGTCCCAGTTTTGGACCTGTGACTACCTCTGGCACACGGGAGCCAGCCGGATCAAGCAAGGGGTTCATACAGGCCCCCAGGGCGGCTGCTCCCTCTACCGAAGCAGCAAAACCCACCAGGAGCAGCTTTTGACCAAGAAGGCCCGCCAAAAAGCATCCCAGGCCGTCCGGGAACGAAAGCGGAAGCTCCCCCAAACTTTTGATCGGGAACTGGCCGCAACCCTCTACGACAAGGGAGCCAACGACCTGCAAATCGGCCTGGCCTGCAACGTCTGCAAAAAGACCGTGGCCAACTGGCGGAAAGCCACAAACCGCCCCAGCCATCAGCCCCGTGGCAAAAATTATACTGAAAAGGAGAAAACCCTATGAACGCCATCCAGATCAAGAAAGCCGCCCTCGCCGAGGACACCATGATCCGGGCGATTGCCCCCGCCATGAAAAAGCGCCACGCTGAGCAGGCCAAGAAGGGCCGAATAGCCCGCACCAACGCCGCCCTAGCCCGGCTCGGCATCCCTCTCCGGGTCCTGTGATCCGGGGGAAGCACCGCCTCTGCCACGTTTGCGGGAGGGACTGGAACGTCTCCAGTCTGGACCCAGGGGGCAAACACTACATCTGCCCCCACTGCGAGTGGCAGAAGCGCAGAAAGGGATCTGATAACCATGAGCCGCAAAAACCCCTTCGAAGGCGGGACTCGTCCCTGGAATGAGCAGCCCCGCCCACCTGGCCGCCCGCAACGGACGGACCCGCCGCAGCTGATCTCCATCTGCCTACACTGCCACCTGGAGGAGTGCCATCCAGAGAGCCGGGAGTGCCCCCTGAACCGGCAGTATCGCCGGAGGATGGAGATTCCGGAGGACCTGGCAGACCTGGCAAAAACCATGACATACCAGGAGCTGGGGGACCACTACTGTGTCTCTCCCGACCGGGCCAAGCGGTGGTGCCACACCCTGGGTCTTCCTCGAAAGACCGGACGGCCAAAGCGCCCCCGCCCCCCACGGTTCAAAACCATGTACCTAAACGGAGTCGGGATTCACAAACTGATGCAGTATTTCCAAGTTGGGTCCGACGTCGTTCATCGTTGGATCCAAGAAACAGAGGAGGAAATGAACCATGACACCAAGTAACGCCTACAACCCCTTCCCCCGCAAAGTCCAGATGGAGATCACCGCCCAGATGGTCCAGAAGTGGATCAAGGACGAAGCTCTCCAGGACTTCCTGGACTACCTCACCATCGCCAATCCATGCGTCCTGTCCGGCTATCTGACCGAACGGGAAGAGCTTTTCGAGGAATGGGTCCTCTCCGGGGGAGGTGCGCAGTAATGGGGGTCAGCGTCCTGATTTATGGCCGCTCTGGATCCGGTAAGAGCCGCAGCCTCAAGAACTTCACTGAGGATGAGATCTTCCTGGTAAATGTGATCGGGAAACCTCTGCCGTTCCCTGGCCGGTTCAAATATACCGCAAAGACCGACAGTTACGGAACCATCCAGAAGGGCCTGAAAACCATGCCCACCAAGGCTGCCGTCATCGACGACGCCGGGTACCTGCTCACCAATACATTTATGCGGGGGCACTCCGCCCCCAAAAGCGGAAGTAGCAGCTTTGATCTCTACAACGACATTGCGGATTCGTTCTGGGATCTCCTACGGTTCATCCAAAACGACCTCCCCGAGGACGTGATTGTGTACATCATCATGCACGAGGCAACCTCCGACTACGGGGAAACCAAATTGCGGACCATCGGAAAACTCCTAGACGAGAAGGTCTGCATTGAGGGTATGGTCACCATCTGCCTCCGCTGCATGGTGGAGGGAGACAGGCACTATTTCCGGACCCAGTCCTCGGGGATGGACATATCAAAGTCCCCAGAAGGATTATTTGACTCCCTTGAGATAGAAAACGACCTGAAAGCCGTGGACACCCGCATCCGGGAATACTGGGGTCTGTCCCCGTTGACAGGGGGTGCCTCAAATGTCTGAGTTTTCTCGCGGCGTGAAAGAGTACATCCACGCCAGAGCAATGGTTGAGGTGACCTTCCCCGTGGACTTCCGGAACAATGCAGAGGTCAACTGCTACCAGTGCAAGTACTACCGCCGCAACTACCGCAGCTGCGGCCTAAACGGGGAAATCTGCGAGTACCCCGACAAATACATCGGGAGCCGCTGCCCCCTCACTTTCTATTCAGATGACAAGGAGGAAGACAAGAATGAGGAGAATTGATTGGAACAACGTCCAGGAACAGGGCGATTTCACCCCCATCACCCCCGGCGGCTATATCGCCGCCATTACCGAGGTGGAAGACAACGAGGCCAAAGAGTATCTTATGATCTGCTGGGACTTCGTGGAGCAGCCCTACAGGGGCCGCAACACCCAGACCCATAAAGACCTTGGATACTGGCCCATGCGCTTTCCCCGCAGCTACAAGGAATCCTCCCTGGGCTATTTCAAGGCATTTAAGACCGCCCTGGAAAAGTCTAACTCCGGTTACACCTTCCGCGAGGACAACCTCCAGGACATGCGCCGGAAATACATCGGCGTGGTCATCGGAATGGAAGAGTACATTGCCAAGGATGGCACCGTGAAAACCCGTCCCACCGTCCGCCAGACCCGAAGCGTGGATTCTATCCGAAACGGAGACTTCAAGGTCCCCGAGCTGAAAACCCTCCAGAATGGCGCAAGGGCCTACGGTGGAGAAAATCCCTCCGGCTTCGCGGACATCACCGACGAACCGGACGATTCTTTGCCGTTCTGAGAAAGGAGGGTACCCATGGAAAAACTACTTCTCACCCGCAAGGAGGCCGCCCAGGCCCTCAATATCTCCGTAGACACCCTGGACGAACTGCGGAACAGCGGCAAACTCCGCGCCGTCAACATCGGTGCCAGGGTGTATTACTCCCCAGATGAATTGAAGTCGTTCGTCACAAAGGAAGGGCGGATATGGTGACATGATCGTCCTTTCCCTCACCGAGGAGGACAGGGCCCTCCTCCTCCCCCTCACCCCGGAGCAGCGGGACCAGGTATTCCTGGCCCTGCTCACCGGGGCTGGGGCGGGAAGTAGC